CTAAGTTCTTAATCCGTTAAATCAAATAAGATGGTTTAACGGTATTTTAGTGCTTTTAAATAGGAATTAAAATTAAAATTTAATCCATATAGAAATGTAAGTACACTTAAAACGTTGATATATAAACAATTATAGACACTTTATCAAGTGTCTATTTTTATTTTGAATACGTAATTGAATACGTTTTGACTAAAATCCAATATAATTTGCAAATTTTTCTGCTGTTTTCTCTCTGGCTGATTGTGTAACGTGAGCATATATATCCATGGTTGTTTTGATATTTTCATGACCTAATCTATCCTGAACCTCTTTAATAGATGCACCACTTTCAAACAATAGCGACGCATGAGTGTGTCTGAATCCATGCGGTTTGATTGGTGGAAGATCGTATTTTCTTAAAAAAGATGGGAGAAACTGGTCGATATACTTATTTATAAAATTTCCATTATTTCTATGAAAAATAAATCCGTCGCCTTTATCAATGTTCTTTCCTTGTTTAAATAACTCTTTTCTAAGCTCATTTTTCCAAGTTTTAAGAGCGTTTAAAGTAGTATCGTCAATAGATATAGTACGTATACTTTTACGTGTCTTAGGCGATTGTATGTGTTGTTTTCCATTCTCATCAGATGCAACAGTCTTATCTATCGTAATAGTTCCATTCTTAAAATCCACGTCAGACCATTTTAACGCAGCTAACTCACCTTTACGCATACCAGTGAACGCAAGCACTCTAAATACTACATACATTTGATATGGAGCATGTTTCTTTAAAGTTTCTAAGAACGTCTTTAATTGATCTTTATTGTAGAAATTAACTTGCTTATCAGTATCATCTAAAGTCTTTCGTTTTTTAGGAACGATTACGTCGTTCATAGGATTAGTTTTAATTTGTTTCATGACTTTTGCATAATCAAATATTTGACGTGTTAAGTTGATAGTATTGTTATAGTTCTTTAATGTTTTGAATATTCTATTTACTTGTTTTTGACAAAAAGCAGTGTCTATTTTATCCACTCTCAACGAGCCAAAATAGGGGAGTATTTGAACGTTTATAATATTGTTTTGAGTGTACGCAGTGCTTTCCTTAACTGTAGCCTTATATTGTTCAAACCACATTTTATAAACTTCTTCAAAGATCATGATTTTACGCTTGCTTGTTGGAAGTCCGTTTTCTATAATCTCTAATTCAAGACGTGATAATGCAGTCTTCGCCTCTGCCATTGTCCTAAATCCACGTCTTGTTGTTCGCCTCTGTTTGCCAGTTACTGGATCCGTTCCGAGATATAAATTAAACATATATGCTTTGGATCCATCTTTTTTAGTGTATTTTTTGATTTTAGCCATTATTAGACCTCCGTTCTATGCTGCTAAGATAAAATTAAACCCACCATAATAGGTGGGAATTATCTAATTTGTATACCATTTGAATTCTTTATGATCACTTAACTTAGAATGACCGATAGCACGTTTTCCGTAGTAAAAGTTTAAATACACGCCTTTGGTTGTATCCTCCGATGTGATAACTTCCTCAATCATAAGTGTGCTATCAACTAAACCTTGAACATTGTGTGCTATTTCGTCCATTTCTGCAGTGTTAAGGCTTGTTAATTTATCGTTCATTTGGACTTTAACCGCTCCACTTGATTGATATTTAAGACTATTTACATAAGTAGCATAATCAAACTTAGGGTTAGGAGTTCAGTTTTCTGTTGGATTTCCATTTTCATCAAGTTTACCAGTGGCAAATCCTTGATCCTCTTTGAGTGCCTTTTTAAGTGCTTTATTTACTTTTTTAACTTTTTTCTTTGATAAAGTTTTAGCCTCAATAGTAGGATTATTGATATATGTAATTGTTTCAGTAACTCCAGTTAGTAGAGTTACGGCTATCATGGATTTTAATACTAATTTTCTCATTTATAACACCTCTTTATTTGCTACATTATGAAACGTTTGCCACATTCGTTACATATAAAATCAGTTTTCTTTGTTTTCTTGCCAGCAAAACCTGCCAAAGTTCCAATGCCACCGGTTAGGATAGCACCACCGACAGCCTTGCCAGCTGAGAATCCTTTTTTGTGGATACCTAAAGCTTGGATATTTTTAGAACCACAATTAGGACACTTAAATTTATTTTTTTGTGCTTGTATCTTGAAATCTTGCATAGCTTGATTTTCAGCTTTTAACTTTTCCTTTTCAGCTTTAGGAAGTTTAAAGTAATCTATTGCTGCACATATAAGGAATATAATCATAAATCCTAATAAACCAAAAATAATATTTCCGATTACTGGAATAACCGTTCCAACTATTGCAAAGATTATCGTAACAGTTAAGATTAATTTCTTGTGATTTTTATAAACATTATCAGGCATATAACTTTCTCCCCTTAATATAGTATGTAGTGTTTATTTTTATTTCTTTCATTAAAAAACTTAGTTATTTCACTTTTAACAACGTCCGCCAAATATTCAGGTATGCAGTACTGTCTAATAAAATCATAAACGCTTATATCTTTAATATCTGTATCATTGCAATAAAAGGGTACTAATAACCTAACAGCGATTACATTTGTCTGATACTCAATACCTGATTTGTTGTTTCTTGACGTGTTATAGAAAAATAAGTCTGTTCTATCTCCACGGATAATATGCGAAAGCTCATGAGCGTATTGGAATACCAACTCATCTTTATTATGCCAATCTAAATTCATAACAATACACATATCATCATAAGAAGAACCGGGCGGAGTATATGGATTAAAATGTTCCCATATCACACGAATATTATTATCAATGGCAATATTATCTAAATAGGACATAATATCATCTCTCATAATAATACCTCCGTTATTTCAAGTCGTTACGTGTTCCTCTCATAAGTCTTCGCATAAATTCTAAATCCTCTTTCGGAATCTGTCTGCCTTCGTAAGTGAAGATAATACTATCGTCATCAATATCGGCAGTTTTTGTGTTGCTTAACTTTACAGGATTTCCTAACAAATAATCAGTACTTACATTATAGTAGTTTGATAATTTTACTATCATTTCCGAATCAGGCTCATTTCTGTTATTTTCAAAATGAGAATATACAGCACGGCTTATGCCTAAATCTTCAGCTACTTCAGATTGTGTCTTATGAATATTAGAGCGTAACTCTTTAAGTCTATCACCAATCATAACGACACCCCTTTCTGTTAATGCTATATGAACCTTACAAAAATATTTTATCACAATAATGATACTTAAAGTATCAAAATAAACAAAATATATCAAAAGATACAAAAAATTTCAAAAACATGTTTACAATACATTAGGTATCATGTTATTATATACTTGTGATACAAAAAGTATCAAGAAAGGAGGTAAAAATTTGAAACGCGAAAAATTGAAAGAAGAGCGTGAAAGAATGAATCTTAATAGATTTGAATTAGCTGAAAAGTTAGGCGTATCAGAAGTTACGATTAGAAAAATAGAATCAGGAGACAGAAATCCAAGTATAAAATTAGGAGCTAAAATTTCAATGGAGTTAAAAAAACCTATTGAATATTTGTTTCCTGATATATTTTTTAATCAAAAATGATACAAAATGTAGCACTTTGGAGGTTTAGATATGGAGGTTACAGTTCCAGTTGAAATTAAAGTGAATGAGTTGGCAAACGAAATTGTCAGTCAAGCACTCAAGGCATTTGATACACGTATGAATCTAATGACTGATACTTACGATTTGCCACCATATCCAACTCAAGAACAACTTAAGCAATCCTTGGGAATTGGACAAGTTCGTTTAAATGAATGGATTGCAATGGGCTTGAAGAAACAGATATGGTCAACCGGTTCAATACGGTTTGACCGTGAAGAGGTTAGAAGATTTTTGAAAGAAAATTTTGAAGTTTAGGAGGAAACACAATGAACAATGAATTAATCAAAATTACAAAAGACGACAACGGAAATTCAGTTGTAAGTGGTAGAGAGCTACATGATTTTTTAGAAGTAACAGAACGTTATTCATCTTGGTTTATAAGAATGACTAAATATGGTTTTGAAGAAAATGTTGATTATGTAGGGTGTAAAGTTTTTAACACCCTAGCAAAACAAGAATTACAAGACCATGCCTTAACTTTAGATATGGCTAAAGAAATATCCATGATCCAAAGAACAGAAAAAGGTAAACAAGCACGTCAATATTTCATTGAAGTAGAAAAAGAATATAAGAAGCAAATCGCTGAATCACAATTCAGACTACCAACTAACTTAACTGAAATGACATTGATGTTTAACAACGTGATGCAAGGTCAAGACAAGAAAATCGAAGAACAAGGAAAGAAAGTTGATTTTCTCATGGATCTATCAGGTTTAACAAGTTCAAGAAATAAAGAACTAACGAAAGCTAGAAATAAAAAGGTTATTCAAGTATGTGGAGGTACTGAAAGTAATTCATACAAAGATAAGAGCTTACGCTCAAAAATCTACAAAGAATTATTTAAGTCGTTTAGAAATCGTTTTGATGTAAGTCAATACGTAGATACACCAATGAGATATTTTGATAAAGCCAAAGATTTTATTAGTAACTGGTATCCACCATTTGAATTAAAGGAAGAAATAGAACTTAGAAACGCACAAGAAAATTTATTTTAAGGAGGACAAATAAATGTGGTGCATTTATGGAATATTTGCATGTATGGCATTTGCTTGCAGCGTAGATCTTTATAGGTGGAACAAGAAACGTAAAGGAGGTGATGAAAAATGATTACATTAACTAACGCTGGATACGTTACATTAATCGCATTATCAATCCTTGCCGGTTATACCATACATGGAATAGTCGACGCAATCAAAGATGGAACTTTCTTTGATTGAAATAAAAAAAGCCAGTTTGTAACAACCGACTTGCAAGAAGATATAAATCAAAACTAAAGAAGTTTTGAATTGAATTTACTTAAGTATACCACAGGAGCTAAACAATGGAAAGAAAAGAAATAGATCAAGCTATTAAGCATCTATATGGCAAGGAAACAACAGCCATACCAGATGACAGATACCTTGAACGTAAAGGACAAGAATACCTTAACAATCAAGGTTGGTTAGAACGTGAGTTAGGAATCAAGGAGGAAGAAACATGTTAGATAGATTAGACAATGAATTTGAAATTGAAAAAGAGGCTTACGAAATCACAAGTTTGGAAGAAGCGTTATTAACCTTCGAACAAATTTTTGATGAGCAAAGCAAAATCAAGAATTTAAAAGACAAAATCAAGCAAACTAAGGCTTTTTATGAAAACCAAATCAAATATGAAGAGTTTAAAGTAGAAAATCTTAAAAATGCTTTGCTTGCTTATTACGAAAAAGAAAAGATGGTGAATCCTAAAGTTAAGATTAGATCACCATTTGGAAATTTTGTAAATCATAAAGAATCACAAGATTTTGAACTTGATGAAGAAAAATTGATCGAAAAATACAGTGGTACTGACCTAGTTAAGACTAAATCAACCTTATATAAAGGAGATTTAAAGAAACGTTTATCAGTTATCGGAGACAAGGTAATTGATGCTGAAACAGGAGAAGTTGTAGATGGAGCTAAGCCAGTAACTAAGCCGGCTTATGTATCAGTATCTATTAAGAAACCTAAGGAGGACAAATAATGGCATTTGATGAAACTTTTTGCTTATTACAAAGCAAAATGAAAGCACCAAAAAATAAAAATAACGATTTTGGACATTATACGTATCGAACAGCAGAAGGAATAGTAGCCAAATACAGAGAAATAGTAGTTGACGAAGAGCTTAAATGTTCATTAGAAATGACTGAAGAGCCTTTTATATTAGACGGTTGGCATTATATAAAAACAACCGTAACTCTTGAGACAGAAACCGGCAAACATAGTGTTACGTCATACGCAAGAGAGGCTGAATCAAAAAAAGGAATGGATCCATCACAAGTTACAGGAGCAACGATTTCATACGCAAGAAAATATGCACTTGGTGGATTATTCGCTATTAGTGATGAAATTGACCCAGATGATCCTAATTATCCTAGAGAATCAAAAAATAATGGAAGAAATAATACAAGAAACAATGGAAATTATAATCAACCAAGACAACAGAAACAGGTAAGCCCAGAGATTGCAAAATATAACAATTTATTTGCTAAGGCTATACAAAATTTAGGAATTGATAAAGCTACTTTACAAGCTCAAATAAACGAGCAAATGGCGAAGATGTTTCCTAATGATAAGAGTTCCAAAGAAAAATATGAACACGGAATTATGATCCTTAATGGTTTATTAGAAAATGAGGCTAATAAGTAATGTTGTTTGGAAAAGTTGTAGGAATACAAGGAAATGTGCTTAAAATCGCCCTTGATGAAGATTTAAACACGTTCAAAGTAAATAGATATGCTAACGGAAAACAACCAATAGTGGAGCTAGAAATAGCAGACAATAGGAAGATAAGTCCAGAGCAACGCAAGAAAATATTTGCTTTAATCAATGACTTATGTTCCTACACTGGAGATGTTCCAGACTATTGGGAATCTGTATTCAAGTACCAAGTGCGAGAAACATTTGGAATAGATGAATTCAGTTTATCTGATTGTTCCGTATCAGTAGCTAATTACATGATCTTAGTTATTTTAAATTTTCTGTTTGAAGAAGATATACCTTTTAAAACTAAGACATGGGATAGCTTACCAAATGAATTTCCAAAGCAAATATTATGCCTCAAGAATCGTCGTTGTGTGTTGTGTGGTAAGCATGCAGACATTGCACATTATCATGCAGTAGGATCTGGAAGAAATCGTAACAAAATAAGCCATGTAGGCAACTACATTATGACTTTATGCAGGGAACACCATACAGAACAACACAAGATAGGAGTTAAGAGCTTTTTCATGAAGTATCACATTAAACCTATCAAAGTTACAGAAGACATAGCTAAAAAATTACATTTAGGAGTGATAAACAATGACATTAGGTGAATTGATTGAATTGAAGAAAAAAATAGAAGTTTATAAAAGCATTCTGTTTGAAGATGAAGTAAAAATTTTATCTCAGGAAGAAAGATTTGAGTTTTGGTTACCAAAACTGGATGCAGCACAAAAAAAGCTATCTAATTTCATTTTAGAAAATGAAGGTAAAGACATAATTTTCTAAAAATCAAAGTCAGTGAACTTACAACACCGAGTGGGTGAGATGCCCATTAGAGAGGAGGGACAACGTTGAAGATCAAAAAGGTTTATCAGAAAAGATTTACAACCGTTGATAATGCAGTTCTAAATGATACAAATCTATCATGGAAAGCTAAAGGATTATTTGTTTATCTATGGTCGCAAGCTGATGAATGGGAATTTTACGAAACGGAAGTTGTTAAGCATTCAACAGATGGCATAGCAAGTTTAAAGGCAGGACTAAAAGAGCTTGAAACAACAGGGTATTTGAAACGTGAGAGAAAAAGAAATGAACATGGTCATTTTAAAGAAAACGAATGGATATTATCAGAACAACCTATGTTAGAAAATCGTATGTTGGATAATCCTACATACGAAAAACGTATATTAGATAATCGCACACTAACAAATACTAATAATAACAATACTAACTATAACAATAAATTAACTACTACTACTGGAACCACTGAAATTGGATCCATATACGAGTTTTGGGAGTCAAATGTTGGTAGCTTATCGCCTTATCTTATTGAAGAAATACAAGCTATTTATGAAGATTGGGAAAAAGTATCTAAGCAACCTAAAGAGATGATACTTGAGTCAATCAAGATGGCACTTGATAAAGGTGTAAGAAATATCAGTTATATCAAGACTATCTTAAAACGTTGGTATGACAATCGTATATACAACATTGAAGACTTAAAAGCAGACCAAGAACGATTTGAAAAGAATAAGGAAAGTAAATACAACAAAAAAACTAAAAAAGGTAATGCATCCGGATATGATGCTAAACAATGGACGTATCTATCCGAAGAAGAAGAGATGAGGCGATTTTTTGGGGACGATTAAAACAACAGGAGAAATTTTTTCTCAAATGATGAAAAGGATATTCATTGAAGTTGGAGATTGCCCACAATGTGGGGGTAAGTTGCTAGTACCTAAAGTAAAGCAAACAGTACCGCCAACATGTCCAACTTGTGCATACAGTGATAGAAACTTGAGAAGAAAAATTGCAGAAGAAACATGGAGTGCAGAGGCACAAAAGAATAAAGCTACAGGAGCATTTATAGACAATTCTATTTTACCAAGTTTAAAGATGATGGGAGCAACGTTTAATAACTTGAATCTTTATTCAAACGATATCAAGGAAGTTGCCAGAATTGCTAAAGATATAGCCAACAGGATATCAAAGCCACAACATAGCCCAGTGCATTCGTTATTCTCAGGAAGTTCAGGACGTGGAAAAACAAGGATAGCAATATCAATTATCAACGAAGTTTGGCGTTTAACTGGATATAAAAGGAGCGTTGTATTCATTGATTATCCATTGCTTGTATCAACTCAAAGATTAGGAATTAACGACAATGAGGCACGTAAAAAAGTTGATAAGGCTATTCGTAAAGCTAAGCAAGCAGATTTATTGATCGTTGATGATATTGGAACAGAAAGCCAAATGAATAGTGGTTGGAACAAGGAAGTCTTTAATGAAATTATGCGATTTAGAGAAGATAAGGACGTGATTGTTACTACCAATGTTCCACCTAAAGAGTTAGTTAATCTTTACAGTGAGCAAACTGTATCAAGGCTTAGAAAACATGCAAGAGGTAACTACATTCTATTCAAAGACAGTATAAAGGATTATAGGAGCGTTGCAGTATGAGAGTTAAATCAATGTTATTAGATGACAACGGGATCACATACATTATTGGGGGAACAAAGTTCAGATATAGAGCTGAACAGGATCCACAACTTGAATTAGGTCAAGAAGTGGAGCTTGTGGACTTGATCCGTAATACAAGACCATATCTAGTTATGAGCAAAGAAAACCAAAAGAAGTAAGGTGGTTTGTATGAAAAATGAATATGAACAAGGTCAACAGGACATGTTAGCACTGATTAAAGACGCATACTATAAAGCTGATAAGTCAGAGTTTGAACGCTTGCTTGATGCAGAAGATGAGAACGAAGTACAAAATTTCTTAAGGTGTGATTATATCAAGCAAGGTATGAGTATTGAAAGAGATAGACTTTTAAGAGAGATAAAGGAACTTGCAGATAGATATGGAATTGATATTTATGGAGGTAGCTATGAATGGAGAAATGTACTCAAACAGAAACACAAAGCGAATCAGTAAAGATGTTGGTTATTCAAAAGATAACAGCAAGATCCTTTATGTAGGAGGATACGCAAAGCGTGGAGATGAGATTTCGGAAGAAATTAAATTAAAGAAAAAGCCACTTACCATATTAAATCAAGGGTTGTATGTTGCAAATGAAAATAATATTTAACATTGAACCACAACAACAAGAACGACCTAGAGCCACAGGACGCGGAAGATTTATCCGAGTATATGATCCACCTAAAACAGCTAAATTCAAACGTGAGTTAAAGCAGCTGGCAATGTTGGAGATGAGAGGCAAAACAAAATACGAAAATGCGATTTCTGTAACGATTAGATTTTATCGAAAAGTTCAGAAAAGCGTGTCTAAAAAAGAGCATGCTAGACGCACAGAAGGACATGTTAGACCGATTGTAAAACCTGACTTGGATAATTATATCAAATCAACGTTAGACGCTTTAAACGGTGTTATATGGACTGATGACGCTACTATCGTAGAGCTGAACACGAGCAAATGGTACGCAGACGATCCAAGAATCGAAATTGAAGTAAAGGAATTGAAAAATGATGAAGAGAGAAATCAAAACTAAAGTAGAACTATATAACGATAATTTTGAGAACTTTAAACGATACAACATACCAAAGGCACAATTAATTATTGCTGATATCCCCTACAATATCGGAAATAACTTTTACGCAAGCCGTTCAGATTGGTATGTAGGGGGGGACAATAAGAACGGAGAAAGCGAGAATGCTAATTCACTAGCATTTAACAGAGATGAGAACTTTAATGTTATCAACTTCATGAAGTTTGCTAGAAAGCTACTCAGAAAAGAGCCAAAGGAAGTAGGTAAGGCTCCAGCTATGATTGTGTTTTGTGGCTGGCAACAAATCAACATGTTAGCAGAACAAGCAAAGAAAGAAGGCTTTAAACATGCTTTTCCATTGACTTTTAACAAGAAAACAAGTTCTCAAGTTTTAAAAGCAAATATGAAGATTGTAGGAGCTACAGAATACGCACTTGTTTTGTATCGTGAGAAGTTGCCAAAATTCAACAATGATGGACGTATGATTGTGGATCATTTCCCTTGGATAGTAGATAACACTTATCCTAAAATTCACGCAACACAGAAACCTATACCAGTGTTAAGACGATTGATTGAAATCTTCACAGATCCAGGAGATGTTGTAATTGATCCTTGTGCTGGAAGTGGTAGCACGTTAAGAGCAGCAGCAGAATTAAATCGTAGTGCATATGGTTTTGAGGTTGAAAGAAAAATGTGTGAGAAAGCCAAAGAAAAGATGCTGGGACACGCTGAAATTTTATTAGTTTAAAGGAGATTTAAAAAATGAAAATAGAATACAAAAATAAAAATTATGGAAAGGATATTTACCAAGTAGGAAATGTGATTTCACGATTAGGAACGCCTATTTTAGTTGCTAAAACAAGTGATGATATGTATTGTTTTGTGGATTTAAGCAATGGGGAAATTTTTACACCAAAATGCGCTAGTTTAGAAATATTGGCTGAAGGTTATGGTTCTGTTGGAGATAAATTAGTCAAAGCTAAACTAATTGTTGATTACAAACTAGATGGAGATACAGAAGATGAAGATGCTGAGTAAATTTCTAAATTTTGCAGTGTAAGAATAGTCTGTTAGTAAGTAAGTTAGCAAGGAGTATGTAAGAATGAACGAAAACATTAAAAATATGGTAGAAGAACTCAAGCGTGAGTTTCCAAAAAGCGTATGTCAAGAATTAGGTTTGATAATTTACGATCGCCACAAAAATGCTTATTTTTTAGATAATGAATTTCAAGAAAAAATGTTTAGAAATTTGTTTATAAATTACAAAACGAGCATGGTAGAGATTAGTAGCGATAAATACAATGTATTTGATATTCATACAAGCATACTCATCGAACAGGAAGAATTAGCAGTTATCGGAAAAGTTATAAGTATAGTAGTTAAACACTTGAGCAGGATTGAGTTTGAAGAAGAATAGTATTTTTATAAAAAATAAAAACTAGAACGTGTAATGTTAATAGTTTACCTTTTTTGAAAAAAACGTAAACAGACTAGGAGGAAATGACATGAATTATCAAAAGAAAGTAGATATGAAAGAAGTTAAAAAAATACAGGAGCAAGCAACTCAAATAGCTAAAATATTAAAAAAAGAAGGATATGAAGCAGGAGTAATAGCGTTAGGTAAAGGCACAGGAGTCGCAACTAATGTTTTTGGAAACAGAAAAGACGTGCTATTTACTGTATACACTATTTTGGAAAATTTGAAAGAAGAAGACAAGCTAATGCTTCTATCCATGATTTTAGGTATCAATTTAGGAGATGAGTAAATGAAGATTAATTTTAAAGATGAAAAATCAAAAGATATCTATAAAGTAGGAAATGTTATTAGAAATGGAGATGACTTCTATCTTATAGCTAAAGATTTTGATGATAAATATTATTACATTTGTCTAAACCAAAATTTTGTTTCTTCAAGTTATGAAACGCTTGAAGAATTAGTTGATATTAACAAAGATGAATATGATGTTTTAGCTGATGTAGAAATAAACGTATTTGAATAGCAAATAAATTGACCTTAGCAAGTCATAAAACTACTAAACGTTTGAACGGTATACATTCACATTCACACAATGCCGTGTAACAAATCAGGATCTCACAAACGTTAGGCTTGGAACTTGTCAAAGGGTTTCAAGTCATAGGCAGTAAAGATGCAAGGGAGCTACAAACAACAAAATTCATTACAAAGGTAGGTGTAATTTTCCCTTTTCCATTATTTCATACCGTAGCAACCAAGCAAATTTATTGCCGAAAATTAGGGTTTATAAAACTACTTAATCTTTTAAATACAACTTAGTTACAGACAAATAAATTGAGAGGAGTAAACCTCTGTAACATGTCTTCGTGCAGTCTGTAACTATCCACCTTGTATCCGCAAGATTTGAGCCGGTCGCACGTTTTGAGGGCGTGGCAAGGTATTTATACCGGTATAAAAATAAAACGACAGGAGCAATTATATATGGAACTTATAACAGCAATTAATGCTTTAGAAAAATGGCGACCAATCAGAGAATGGGACGACCATATAAATGAATTACCAAATACATTAAAAGAAGAATGGAACAGAATTCTTAAAGCAAGAGAAGAACCAATGTTCAAGGTGTCTAAGCAAGATGTTCAAGACATAGTAGAAGCTATACAAGAAGATGTTCCACCATCAACGGTGTTCCGTTGGTACAAGATTAATTACACAAGGAAGAACGCTAAAATTTTAGGCATAAACGACGTATTAGATGAGTATTACGCAAGAGTCAGATCGTTTTATGTAGTTGATATGGAAACAGGAGAAACGAAGAAATTTGCCAACAAAAGTGAAGTTGCTACATTTTTCAAAAGACGAAAGGGAACAATTAGTAACTACATTAACTCAAACAAGAATGTTTGGGGAACTAGGAAGAGAATATATTCATACACTAAATTTAAACAAGTGGGGGATCTTAATAATGACTAAAACAGGATTTATTTTATTGATGGTTTTTCTAATGAGCGTTAGTGCATTAGTTGCAATTACAGGGTGTGTATTAGACATGTTAGCTTATTATAACGTAGCCTTTTACATGGTAGTGATAGGTATGGCAGTATGTTTTGCAAGCTGCTTAATAGGAACAGTAACGATTTGGCTTGATATTTTTTTCGATAAATAAAAAAACGCACTTCCACAAGAAAAGTACGCAAATTATATCAACTCAAATAATTATATCATAAGGAGCGTGCCACTTGTGGAAGATTTGTTACTAAATATCCCTAGAATTGATTATGATAAGACGGCAGATAACGTTATTGAGTTTCTGAAAAACAGAAGTTATTATCCGAGATTGTACAACATTTATATGCAAGCAAATCCTAAAATGCTGCAAAGCCCATGTTTGAGTGGTATGCCTGGTGGAAGTGTTAGGAACAACAACGAAGATAAAATGATTAGATACCTTTATGCTAAATCTATCGTTGATGGAGTAAGACAAACATGCGAGAAGGGATCTAAAGAGCTTAAAGTAATATTTAGCAATATTCAAGGCGAAATTACCGCAATGGAAGCTATGCAAATTTTGCATTATGAGAAGTCAAGATATTATTCAATTAGGAAAAGGGCTTTAAATGAATTTGCCGACATTTTGGAAGTTCAGAATATTAATTGCCCTGACTTGCATGTTTATATTGATTAAAGCGACTTATAAGAGTTACTTTTTTTATTGAAAATTACAAAAAACGGAAAATAAGTGGAGTTTGAACAGAAATGATACTGAAATTTTGCGGAGGACTTTAAACGTTTTATATGCTATTATGATATTGTCAAGGTTACGAGATATTGACGTTTAAAACTTAATAATATTTTTTAACATTTCATCTATTAAAGGAGCAAGTCCGAGAGCTTGCCTCTTATGTGGTGTGTAGGAACACCGCACTCTGACATTAAATAAATTTAGCATTTAAGTAGATATTCTTTAGTTGTTGGTAAGCTGAGAATATACCTCCATTTTTAGGATAATATTTAAGCCGAAGGAGTGTGGTTCAGGTTCAAGTCCTGAACACTACTTTGTGTGTATGGCACGATCCATACCGTAACCACAGCGTTATGTGGAACATATAAATGCAATTTCTATTGTTATTTGTACTAGGTTTTTCAATTAACTATCATTTTTCATTAATTTATTTCTTTAATTAGGATTTAGAGAACAGTTTAACGACTGTTCTTTTTTTATACAATTTTAGGAGGCTGATTTTTATGGAAGTTCAAAATATGAGTATCAATGATATCAAGCCTTACGACAATAACCCACGAGATAATGATAATGCAGTAGAATCAACAGCTAATTCAATTAAAGAATTCGGTTGGCAACAGCCTATTGTGGTTGATAAAGATATGGTTATTATCGTAGGTCATACACGCTATAAAGCAGCTAAGAAATTAGGTTATAAAGAAGTTCCGGTAGTTGTTGCGAGTAACTTAAATAAAGAACAAGTTAGAGCTTATAGATTAGCTGATAACAAGACAGGAGAATTAGCCAACTGGGTATATGGTGATTTAATGTCAGAAATACAAGAAATACAAGATTTAGATTTAACTGATTTTGGGTTTAATGATAGTGATTTAGATATTTCTGATAAATGGGAAGATAATGCAAGTCTTGATGATTATGAAGAACCGGATACAAGCAACTTTGAACCAAAAAAATGTATTTGTCCTAAGTGTGGGTATTTAGGCAATGAAGAGGAGTTTAAGGTTTGAAAGTTTTTCTTTCCGGTTTCGATACAACTATCGGCAATGTTTTACAAGTGGTTAAAGCAAACAACACTAGAATACCATTTGCATTAGCGTCGTTCTATTACATTCAAAAAGGTGCCTATGATAATTTCAAAACAACTTTAGAACATTGTGATGAGATGTTAATTGATAGTGGTGCACACTCTTTTCAGAAAGGAAAAAAAGTCCCATGGGAAGAGTATACGGATAAATACGCTCAATTTATCAAGGAACATGATTGTGATAAGATTTTAGGATATTTTGAAATGGATGTTGATAATCAGATAGGCTATGACAGGGTATTGCAGTTAAGAAAGAAGTTGCTTGCAGTAACAGACAAGATCATCCCAGTTTGGCATAAGAATCGTGGCATAGATGAATTTAAGAAGATGTGTCACGAAACTAAAGGAAACATTGTAGCAGTAACAGGATTTAGAAACGAAGATATTATAGATAAGCAATACGGAGCATTTGTGAAGTACGCTTGGAGTTGTGGTAAGAAAATACATTGTTTAGGAATGACTAGAACTAAAGTATTGGATAAAATCCCGTTTGATTATGTCGATAGTTCATCTTGGAAACAGAAAGCAGTGTATGGTGGCATGCTCCAATGGGATAGCAAGCGTAGGAAGTTGGTTGATATAGATGTGCCTAAAAGAACACTTAAAACCAATGACATGTTTTACAAGAATTTAGAAGCATATATTGAATTCGTTAAGCATTACAACATTAAGTGGCATAAAGTCAACAATGATTTGCATTTTAGAATTGGAGTTCGAAAGCTCCTCCAAAAATTAAAACTAAGGAGATTTTTTATTTATGAATAACGAAAAAGCCAAGTCAGTAGCTAAGATAGGTGTATTGTCAGCATTATATGTAATTTTAACAGTATTGATTGCACCATTCTCATACGGAGCAATACAGATACGATTATCTGAGATGTTTAACCATATGATTAATTTTAACAAGCGTTATATATACGCTTTAATTCTTGGGTGTGCAGTAGCTAATATCAATAGTCCATTAGGTCCAATAGATTTATTCTTTGGAGTTCTAGGAACAGCGTTAAGTTCATATTCAATTTATTTCATCAACAAGAAAATTGATAATTTTAAATTGAAATTTGTTGTAAGTACACTTGTTCCAGTATTTTTCACATTTACAGTGGCTTTAGAGTTAAATATCGTTAATGGACTACCATTCTTATTAACATGGGGAACTATTGCAGTAGGTGAATTTATCAGTTGCTTAATTGGTGCATTCTTAACTTATGCAGTAAGTAAAAGATACGATTTAACCAAGTAAAAGAGGTGATTAGTTTGTGGCAGTTGGAAGATATCAGAAGTGGTTAGAACCAGAAAATTTATTGCTGTTGCAAGGCTGGAAACGTGATGGCTTAACGGATGAACAGATTGCCGAAAAAATTGGTATCTCTCCACGAACTTTGGAACGTTGGAAAAATAATCATAGTCAGATTTGTCAGGTATTAAAAGTGGGAAAAGAACAGGCAAATTTTATTATTGAAAACGAACTGTTTAAGAAAGCCAAAAGTGGAAATGTTACAGCAATGATTTTCTATCTTAAGAACAACTGGAGAGAAAAGTATAACGATAGCCAGTTATCACCAGATGAACTCAGACTTGCCAAAGCTAAATCACGTAAGACTAACGCAGAAGCAGACATTGCAGAATACAAGGCTAAAGTGCTTGAAGAAAGTGGGTCAAGTGGAGTTGAATTACTTAATGAGTACTTAGATAAACTAGACACACTTGCAGATAAGGAAGTGAAACAAGATGGGACTAAGGCAGATGTATAGTGAACGCCAAATTGAAGTTTTGAAGAAGTACAAGCAAGGCTTTCGATTGATGATTAATTACGGAGCTAAACGTTCCGGTAAGACTGTAATTGATAATGATTTGTTTCTTATGGAATTGAGAGCAGTCAGAAAACGAGCTGATGCTAAGAAGATTAGAGAACCACAATACATTTTAGCCGGTGTTTCATCTAAAACGATTGAACAGAACATACTTAATCCATTGAGAAACAAGTATGGGATAGAATTCAAGTTTGATAAGCATGGTAATTTCACTTTATTTGGTGTCAAGGTTATATTAGCCTATACAGGTTCTATTGGTGGTTTAGGAGCTATCAGGGGTTTAACAAGTTTTGGTGCATACGTGAATGAGGCTACCATGGCAAACAAATACGTTTTCAAGGAAATCATGGATAGATGTTCAGAAGATGGAGCTAAAATTATATGCGATACTAACCCGGATCACCCACAACATTGGCTTAAGGTTGATTATTTAGACAACGACAAGCCGGAAGTCAGAACAGTATCCACGCATTTTACATTGGAAGATAACGAGGCATTTTTAGGTCAAGAGTATATCAACGACCAAAAAACTATGACACCTAGTGGCATGATGTATGAACGGGATATATTGGGGCTTTGGGTATCCGGCGAGGGTATGGTTTATCAAGATTTTGATAAGAAACGTATGTTAGTAGATAAAGTACCAAAAGATTTACATTATTATGCAGGAGTTGACTGGGGGTATGATCATAAAGGAAGCATTGTTGTGTTTGGAGATGATGATGCAGGCAATACGTATCTCATCGAAGAACATACTAAGAAATATAAGTTTATTGATTACTGGATTAAAATAGTACAGGATATGCAGCGTAAATACGGTTATAACTTAACGTTTTGGGTCGATAGCGCAAGGCCAGATAACTACAATGAGTTCTTACGCAATGGAATAAACGCCAGAAATGCAAATAAAGCACGCATGGCAGGAATAGAAAGCGTGGCTAAGCTGATGAAGTTAGGACGCTTTTTTGTTTTGAATTCAGCAGTGCAAAGCTTCCTAGATGAAATTTATACATACATTTGGGATGATAAGACAGGTGAACCAGTCAAACAAAACGATGACGTGATGGATGCTATGCGATACGCAATTTATAACGAGCATCTAAACAACGATGCTCAATTTATTAATTCAGTTTACATTTAGGAGGTGGTAGCGTGGCAGACAGTGTAAAGATTGCCGGCAGTGCTTACATATCCAAGGAAGGTCTGTATCTTTATCCAAATGAAGAACTAACAGGCGAAGACGTTTTAACGTTTATCAACTACAACAGAGGTATCACAACGTATGGAGAGAACTATTGTTACTATACAGGCGAACATTCTATTTTAAAGAAAAAGTTTGATCCTAACAGTTTCAGACCAGATAATAGAGTAATCAGTAATTGGGCTAACTATGTTGTTGATACTTATATCGGATACTTTATGGGAACACCGGTTAAAATCCAGTTAGAAGATGATAGCAAGAACAAACTGTTACAGGATTGGCTGAAGGTTAACACGTTTACAGACAAATTATCAGAAGTAGCCAAGCAAGTGGCAATCTATGGATCGTCCTACATGTTGGCTTATCAAGACGAAGATAGTAATACTTGTGTTGCAGTAGTGCCACCGGATGAAGGTTTTATTATCTATGATACAAGTATCAAGCGTAAACCTATTGCGTTTGTCAGATATGCTTATTTTAATTCTGAATTAGTCGGGGAAGTTTACACTGATAGTAAAATTTATAGTATTGGCAGAGACGGAGTGCTTGAAGAAACAGGAGATATCGTTCCGTTTACAGAAGTTCCAGCGGTAGAGTTTTATGCAAACGAAGAACGTTTATCTTTGGTGGGTAAGATTAGGACTTTAGTTGATACGTATGATAATGCAATTTCGCAAAAAGCTAACGAGCTTGAATACTTTGATCAGTCGTTTTTGTTGATGCTAGGTATTAATTTGCCTAAGGATCCTAAAACAGGTAAGCCAATCCTTGACTTTAATGGTGGCAAGCGTGTGTTTAATGATCCATCACCAGAAGCAGCCAACGCAAAATTTGAATTCTTATCTAAACCGGATAGCGACAATATGCAAGAGAACATGCTTAATCGTTTGGTTAATGATATCTTCCAAACAGCGATGGTAGCCAATTTAAACGATGAGGCGTTTAGTGGGAATTCTAGTGGTGTGGCTATTAGATATAAGCTGTTAAACATGCAGAACCAAGCAGCATTGGAAGAACGTAAATTCACGATAGCTTTAACTAATTTCTTGAGCAATATTGCAAGCTTAGGCAAGATTATTGGCAGTGCTACAACTGACGAAGTCAAGACTGGATTATCGCTGACGTTTAAGCGTAACATACCAGTAAACGACGCAGACGAAGCAAATACAGCTAAGACACTCGAAGGCGTTGTATCTAAAGAAACACAGCTTAAAGCGTTATCTATTGTTGATGATCCTAAAGCTGAGATTGAAAAGATTGATGCAGAAAAGGAAAATCTTATCAAACAGTCATTACAAAACTCGATTAGTGCTACTGATATGTTTAAAGGTGGTGTAGATGATGCAGAACCGGAAGAACGAAGCGTACTGGAAAGCCAGAGAGCAAGCCGAAAAGAAGTGGATAGCTCAAAACCTGAAGAACGACAGGAAGTTTAATAATAAGCTTACCGAATACTATGAGAGAGCTATTGACGATATTTGTAGCAAAATTGATGTGGAGTATCAAAAGATAGCCGAAGCACATGGCGACGATATCAATATTACTGGAGCTTACAGAGCAGTTAACAAGCTTGATATAGAAAAATACGAGCGCGAAGCAAAAGAGCTTGTGGCTAAAGCAAACAGGCTTAGAAACCAAGGCAAGAAAGTATATAAAGACTTTACACCAGAAGAAAACGCACGTATGAAAGCCTACAATGCAACCATGCGGCTTAATCGACTTGAGTATCTAAAATCACAAATAGGGCTCACTATGGTTGATTTAGGTATGGATATAAGCAACGATATGCGAGACAAGATCCAAGATGATTACATGGATGAAGTCAAACGTCAATCCGGCATTTTAGGTAAAGATCTAACTAAAACATCGTTATGGTCTAGTTCGACAGTCGCTACAATCGTAATGGCTCAAACAGGTAGCGCTAATTTTGACCAACGTATATGGGCTAATATAGATGTTTTGAAGGCTGAGTTAGATGCAGTTATATCAACAGGTATTATACGTGGAGACAATCCACGAGAGATGGCAAGGCTGCTTAAGAAACATATTAGAGCAGCAGTTACTAATCATAGATACGTTGCTGAACGCCTTGCACGTACTGAAAGCGCCAGAGTGCAGTTTGTGGCACAAAAGAACTCGTTGATCAAGATGGATTATAGATTTTGTAAATGGCACGCAGAACCGGGTGCATGTAAGATTTGCAGTGATATCGTGAACAATGATGGTGGCTTTGGTAAAGGTGTCTATGAAATAGATGATTGTCCAATCGTTCCAACTCATCCAAATTGCAGATGTGGCATTGGGGCTTACTGGGTTGATGGTGAAAATAATTCTCGCAAAACTGTCTAAGGAGGGATGACTGTGAAAAAAGTGAAATTGCCAAAAGTGAGAGAGTACAAAGATGCACTATTTATTAATAATTACGAAGTGCCTTTCGTCGTGGTGAACAATGATGGCACCTCAATCACAAAAACAGTAAACAATGGTGATCTCGTTGAAGTCACCATTACTTTTTGTGCCGAAAGCTATTACTTTGATCCACACAAGAACATCCATCGAAAGAAACATACATTCAAACGTCAGCCTTGGTACAAGTGTTTATTTTTTAAATTAAATACAAAACTAAAAAAGTAGTGTTAAAACGATGACTTTTTCCATGCTTGCAGTCATTAAAGAACAACTTGAGCAAGCCGTCTCCCAAGACGTTAAATGTGAGTTAGGAGGTCCAATTATGGATACAGAAAAAACAACACAAGTAACTGATGTTCAAGACAATCAAGAAAAAGTTGAAACGGTTGATAAGGACGTCCAAGATAAGAAGCCGGTAGATGCTGACAAGATTGCTAAGAAGTTACAAAAACGCATTAGCAAGGAGCAAGAAGGCAAGCACCAAGCTTTAAAGGAAGTAGAGGAGCTTAAAGCTAAACTTGCTAAGTACGAAAACAATGACAAAAGCATCAAGGAACTTTCAGACGAAGAGAAAGCTAAACAGGAAGAAGATGCCAAAGATAGACGTATCAAGGAGCTTGAAGACCGTTTAGCACATAACGAAGACTTAAAACAAACTAAACAAGTGTTTGAAGAGTCCGGTTTATCTGTTCCAGACGAAGTACTTGATATGGTTGTTGTGAATGATAACAAGAAGACTGTTGCTAACGTTCAAGCAATTACTAATTTCATCGAGAGAATTAAAGAAGATACACGCAAAGAATTGTTAGCAGGCAAAACTCCACGAGCAACAGGAGTTAAAACTAAAATGACAAAAGAACAAATTAGAAATATTAAGGACACAGCAGAGCGCCAAAAAGCAATGCGTGATAACTGGTCCTTATTTAGCTAGGAGGAAACAAAATTATGGCAGATCCAAAATTAATCAAAACACCTGATATGGGTGATGTACAAGCAAAAGACTTCGTAGAACGTTTTTCTGAAAGTGTTACAAAATTAACTCAAGCATTGAGTACTACACGTCCGCAAGCGATGACTCAAGGCAACGCTATTCAAATGTATAAGTTCACTACTGATATGGCTGAAACAACAACCGTTGGCGAAGGCGAAGATATCCCATTGAGTGGAGTTAAGCGCATTAAAGATCGTGCTTTCACTGTTACCTTTGAAAAAGCGCGTAAGGCTGTATCTATTGAAGAAGTTCAACGTGTTGGATATGATATGGCAGTTCTACAATCAGACAAGCGCATCTTAAAGGCAATCCAAAAGAATGTTCGTAAGAGTTTCTTTGATTTTCTTGCAACAGCGCCAACAGATCTAAAAGCCCAAGGTGGCTTACAAAATGCAATTGCTCAATCAGTAGGTAAATTACAAGTATTGTTCGACGATGATGCAGTAGAAACAATTGTGTTTATCAATCCGATGGATGCAGCTAAGTATCTAGGTGCAGCAGAAATTACAAACGGAGCAAGCGTTGGTTTTGGTTTAACATTGCTTAACAACTTCTTAGGCGGTGTTACTTTAATCATGAACTCCAGTGTGCCAGAAGGTACATTCTATGCAACTGTTAAGGATAACATTAACTTGATGTATTTAGATACTAACGGAGAAAGCCGTAAGTTATTTGCAAACAAGTCTATTACAACAGACGAAACAGGTTTAATAGCTTTAGTTCATGACGATAATACAACAAACTTGACAAACCAAAGTACACTATACTGGGGCATCAAGATCTTCCCAGAAGTTGCTAACGGCGTAATTAAAGGAACTTTAGCAGCACCAGCTGCAGAAGGGGCTTCTGAAGACACTGCAGGCAAAAAATAGAAAGGTTAATAATTTATGGAGCTATCAGACTTAAAAATTATGCTGGGACTATCAGATGAAAACAAGGAGCCTGATAGTCTTCTACAATTAATCATTAAAAATACGGAGTTGTCATTGCGATTTAAGCTAGGTTTAAAGGCTGATGAAGATATACCTAGTGAATTATCGTATATACCTCTAGAAGTCGCTATACGCCGTTTTAACCGTGTTAGAAACGAAGGTATGACGTCTTATTCTCAAGAAGGTGAATCTATCACGTTTAGTAACAACGATTTTGATGCATTTGAAAGCGATATTGAGGAGTACAAGCGCAGAAACAATTCAGATGGATTGTTATATACGATTGATCCTTATAGGAGGCATGATGTATGAGATTTGATACTTTAGTTAGTTTCTATTCTGAAGGCCAGAAGCACTATGACCCATCAACGCATGGATATGTTGGGGGAGTTGATTTGCTTGGAAGCTGTATGGCTAACGTTACAGATATAGGAACAAACAGAGCTGTTCAATTGTTTGGCAAGTTTGATGTTAACAGCCTTGTCATTAGGATTTCAGAATTGCCTTATCAAAATTGGGCGTTCATTACTGTTGGTAACTCTGATACTAAATATCGGCTCCAAACCATGCGACAGACACAGAAAATGACAACTCTAATCGTCGGGGAGGGGGATTAGGGTATGGCACGAGTTAAAATCACCGGTGTCAAGGAATTAAAAGCAGCGTTGCAGGGGAACGTTTCACGTTTTCCAAATGAAGTTGAACAAATTGTGGCAAAACATGGTGCTAGATTGCAGGATCAAACTCAATCTAACATGGATAGCGCTTATACGGCTGGGTATAGTACTGGCGCTACCAAACGAGGTGTTACTCTAGAAAGGAGTAAATTCAAAGCAGAAGTACAGCCACACACTAAGTATTTCGCCTACCTTGAGTACGGTACTCGCTATATGAGTAGACGGCCTACATTAGGCCCGGCGTTTAGCAAGATAGAACCACAATTTCGCAGAGACTTCAACAACTTATTTAAGTAGGTGGAATCATGACACCAGATCAATTAATTTTTGACTACATTTATCAATTATCATTAAATTCAGGCTATACAACATACGACCATTTGCCGCTAGAAAGCGAAAATGCGCCTTATCCGTTTGTTTTAGTCGGATCAGTACAAATACTACCGGCTACAACTAAAAATGCAATACAAGGGCAAATAACGGCTAATGTGGATGTATGGGGAGACGGAGAGAGCCGTTTAAAAGTTTCTCAAATAATGAATGATATCTTTATCCAGTGCATGCAACCAGTAAGGCTTGGAGATACATTCGTTAGATTACGTATAGACCAGTACAACAATCAAATAATTCAAGATACAAGCGTTCCAAATACCGTGTTAAATCATGGCATAATGACGCTTGTATTTAATTTAAGCTAGGAGAGTGATATACATGGCAAAGCCACAAGTTTTACAAGGTATGGATACCTTAGCATATATTCGTTTATTAAAGAATGCAGCAACAGAACAAGGACAATTAATCCCTTATCAAACGTCGCTATCATTTGAACCAAAGCGCGATAGTGATACGACTAAAACCAAAGATGGCGCAATTGGTACATCAAGCTCTTTAGAAACAGAGATTGGAGTTGAATTTGTAAACAACATTTCTAAAGTTTCTGATGACCTATACGATGCTTTAATTCGAAACGAAAAGGTTGAATTTTGGATCGTAAATATTTCACGTAAGAATTCAGAAGGTAAAGTATTTGCTTGGTACGCTCAAGGCTCCATAACTGAAGACAGCAACGATAACGACCCAGATGATAATTCAAAACGAGAAATAAAGTTTAGTGTTACTGGAACACCACAACGTGGTTGGTTAGAATTGCCAGCAAGTGCTAAGGAAGAATTGGCATATGTATTTAGAGGCTTAGGCGTTGTTTCTAATGATGACCAAACGGGTAAAGGTACAGCATGGAAAGATGCAGACCGTGGAACAGGTTCAGCAACAACACAAGAATAATTCAAAGGAGCATTTTTTAGATGAAAATTAAAATTAAAGGCACAGAATACGAACTAAATTTTGGCATTCGTTTTGTTCGTGAATTGGACAAAGTAGCAAGCGTATCTAATAACGGAATTTCTTTAGGTATGGCTTTAATGCGTACATTACCAGCATTGCAAACATATGACCCAGTGGCATTGTGTAACGTAATTTATGCAGCAGCTTATGACAATAAGCCACGCCCAAGTATGAAGGATGTAGAAACTTTCATCGATAAGGAAGTTTCATTTGAAGATTTAGAAAAGTATTTTGACGATATTCTTAAACAAATCAATGAAAGTACAGCTACTAAGTTAGTGGCAAAAAACCTCAAAGCCTAGATACTGGAGATGCTGGATTATCAAGTGAACAGATGTATCACGAGATAGTCCTTAACTCTCTAGCATATCTAGGCTTAGTTAGCATGCAAGAGATTGAAAAGATGACTTTTAATGAGTATCTGATACGTTTAGAAGCATTTCAACTCAAAACAATCAAACGTAACGAAGAATTGGCTTATCAAGCATGGCTTAATCAACAAGTACAAGCTACAACGGGTAGCTCGAAAAATCCTAAGCCTAAATTTAGGAAGTTTGACCAATTCTTTGATGCTAACGAAATGATTGACGAAGTCAGGGGGAACTTTGAACCTGATTACAAAGCTAAAAGTAAGCAAAACACACTGCAGGATAACGAAAGCTTATTTGCAGAACGCTTGAAAGAATTCAAAAAGCTTAAGAAACAAGGAAAAATTATACCTTGGAGCATGAGAACTAAAAAAGAAAGGGGTGGTTTCTAAATGGCACAATCATTCAGTGTTAAAGCGGTATTGCAGGCTGTTGATGAAAACTTTACATCAACTACAAACAAAGCTATGCAAGTAATGGAAAAGCTACAGGCTACAAACAATACTGTATCAAACGGTATGAGCAAAAATGCAAATTCAATGAGCAGTACATTTAAATCAATGGCCGGAGCTATAGGAGTTGCCCAAATCGCCGGCAAGGCTTTCGATACTGTTAAGAATTCATTAGATGGGGCTATTAGTCGATTTGATACTTTGAACAAATATCCGGTTGTTATGAAGGCCTTAGGCTATTCAGCAAGGGATGTTTCTAAATCAACTAAATTGTTAAGTAATGGCATTGATGGATTACCAACGTCACTAGATGAAATCACCTCAAGTGCTCAACAGTTAGCACCCCTTGTCGGTAGTTCCCAAAAAGCAGCAAAATCAGCTTTGGCACTTAACAATGCTTTCTTGGCTAGCGGTGCAAGTACTGGGGATGCGAGCCGCGGACTTACACAATATACACAAATGTTATCTACCGGCAAAGTTGATATGATGAGTTGGCGAACGTTAATGGAAACCATGCCTATCGCCTTACGTAAGGTAGCTAATTCGTTTGGCTTTACTGGAAAATCAGCAGAAACAGACTTATATGATGCTTTACAAAAAGGCAAAATAACCGTAGGTCAATTAAACGATAGATTTATCAAACTAAATGGCGGTGTTAATGGCTTTGCTAGTTTAGCAAGGAAAAATAGTGCCGGAATAGCAACGTCATTTGCTAACTTAAAAAATTCCGTGATCAAAAATTTAGCTAACATGGTTACAGCTATCGACAAAGGATTTGCAAAAGCTGGATTTGGTTCTATTGCTCAACAATTAGATAACCTTAAATATGCAATCAATGGAGCATTTACAGCAATAGGCCCGGTTGTTACAAATGCAGCATCGACGATTTTAAAAACACTGTCAAGCATTTTTAATTTCGTTAGGCAAAATAAAGATTGGCTTGGGCCTTTGGCGGTTGGTATAGTTACTTTTATTGGAGCGTTCAAAGGCACTCAAGCTGCCGTAAGTGGTATTACAGCGTTAATGAGCGGGCTACAGAACTTACGATCATTTGTGCAGTTGGTAGTTGGTGCAAAGAACTCTCTAAAAGCATTCTTTACACTTTTAGGATTAAATCCATGGGTTGTATTAATTGCCGGTATTGCTGCAGTTGTTACTGGTTTAGTGTGGTTCTTTACGCAAACAAAAACCGGCCAAAAGGTGTGGCAAGCATTTACCCAGTTCTTAAGTAATGCATGGCAAAAGCTAGTTTCAGTAGCTCAAAGCGTATGGAACGCTATAACAAACGCGTTTACGACAGCTATTGATAAAGTCAAAAGTGTATGGAGTAGTATAACTGGTTTCTTTTCAAACTTATGGCAAGGACTAGTTTCAATCGCTCAAAGTGTGTGGAATTCAATCGTTAGTGTATTTACAACAGCTTGGAATGGGTTTATTCAAGCGGTATCGCCAATCATTGATGCATTCAAGAACTTGTGGAATTCATTAACGGAATTCTTTACGGTTTTATGGCAAGGAATTGTTTCTGTTGCTAAAACAATTTGGAGCGGTTTAACAGCGTTTTTCTCAAGCCTATGGCAAGGAATTGTTGCAGTGGCTACACCTATTTTGAACAGCTTAGTAACAGTTATAACTACTGTATGGAACGTGATTAAAACAGTAGTTCAAACAGGAATTAATGCTATATCAACAGTAATTCAAAACACTATGACAATACTACAAACGATTTGGTCAACAATTTGGAACATGATTGTATTAGTCGCTCAAACTGTATGGAATGTGATTACAACAGCAGTACAGACCGGAATAACAATGATTTCATCAATTATCCAAGCAACGCTTACGATCATTCAAATAGTTTGGTCAACGATTTGGAATGTGATTGTAATAGTTGCTCAAACAGTTTGGAATATGGTTGTAACTGTAATTTCAACAGCTATTAATGTAGTAGCAAGCATAATTCAAGCTATTACACAAGCTATCCAAGGCAATTGGGAAGCAGTATGGAATACGATTGTTTCAATTACTACCGCCGTTTGGAATGGCATTACATCTGTTGTAAGCGCTGGGATCAATGGCGTTAGAAGTGTGATAACAGCTGTAATGAATGGCTTGGGATCTGTTGTTAGCGCGGTATGGAACACGATTAAGAGCATATTTAACGCTGGTGTAAACTTTATCAAGTCAGTCGTTCACATTGACTTAGGTGCACAAGGTAGAGCAATCATGAACTCTTTTCTTGGCGGTTTAAGATCGGCATGGGAGTCAGTTAAGTCTTTCGTTAGTGGCATCGGTTCATGGATTAAAAAACACAAAGGGCCAATCAGTTATGACCGTAAATTGTTAATTCCAGCCGGTATCGCAATCATGACCGGTTTCAATAAAGGATTACAGGGCCAATTTGAAACAGTCAAGGCAAATGTATCTAGTATGGCTAGTGCAGTTTCTAATGCAGTATCTAGCAATTTAGAAGCAATCACAGTACCAAATCCGGATGCAAGAAACTTTATGGCGACAATGAGTGCTTTACAGAGCGCTAGCCAAAGCCTTTATAGACAACATTCAGTAAGCTTCGGCGGGACTTTCAGTGACAATTTAACAATTGATAGTCCTACTATGGCGCAAGAAAATAACAATTTGTTAAGAAAGCTAGCAGACAAGCAACAAGATATCTATCTAGATGGTGATGTGCTTGTCGGAAGTACGTACGACAGATACGATAATCGTTTAGGAAATCGAGTAAATTTGAAAGGTAGGTGGAGCTAATGCAGTATGAGTTTAGAAACCTTGATCCTATAGAGGAGGAAGCCAAGCCAAACATAGCAAGCGAAGGATTTGTCTTTAATAATTACGATACACGCTTGAATGGTTGGTGGTTAACTGAGCGAACGGCTCCAACACCTGAAGAACAAGAGATTACCGAGAGTGTGCCGTATCGTCAAGGTAGTTATGACTTTTCGATGATTGATAATGAACGGTTTTTCAACAACCGAGAAATCACATACAAGTTGCTATATGTTGGCGAAAAGTACCACAATCGCAAAGGCTTTGAACAAGAATTAAAGCGACAACTAATGCCACACAATTGGGATAAGCTAGTGGATACCCACGAGCCAACTTACTACTGGCGGGCCAAGTGTAAGAGCGTTGAAATTGACGATAACAGCGATAATGAAACACTTGAAGCTTCAATCACATTTACTGCATACCCATATGCTTACACAAACCACAACGAAGGCACCGACTATTGGAATGATGTTTTCTTTCCTCATTGGCTATGGCAACAAGTCAAGTTCAGTGTCAATGGAAGCCGGGACGTCAACGTTAAAAATATCGGCTCACGGCCAGTTTTATCGTCTTTTGTGGTAACTGGTAACGTCAAAGTAAAAGGAAGCTTTGGCGAAGTATCGTTAAATGATGGCAATTACAAGCAAACGCAGGTAGTGCTTGATATTGGTGATAACAAAATCAATTTGTCCGGCAACGGCACAATCGAGTTTATCTTTAAACGTGAGGAGATGGTTTAATGTATCGGATCATTGGATATAACGAACCTACCGATAAGAACGGCTTTATCGTGCTTGATCAACGGGTAAATCGTACAGTTAGCGAAGGTAAGTTAACGATTAAAGAAACCGATATTGATGATCTCGAGCTCACTGTAAACCGCGATAGTTTGCTGTTTGATAACGTCAGACCAATGCACACACATGTTGAAGTCTATGATGATGATAAGTTGTTGTTTCGAGGCCGAGCAATCAAACCAAAAAAAGAAATGCAATCAAGCGGGAACTTCATTAGAACATACACGTTCGAAGATATTGAAGCATATCTGCTTGATAGTGTTCAGCGTTTCTATGAGGCTGTTGGATTGAAACCAAAAGAGTTCTTGCAATCACTACTAGATGTTCATAACAGCCAAGTACCACAATACAAGCAATTTAAGTTGCGTAACTGTAACGTTACTAACAATAAAGACGATGCTTACCGGCAAATTGATTATCCCAAAACACGGGATGCAATCAAAGACAAACTAATTAACGAGTTAGGTGGCTATCTAGTAACAGAATACAGGCCAGGTGGACCGAATGTGCTTGACTATGTAACTGATATTGGTAGTGATCATAAGAACGATACACCTATCCAGTTGGCCGTCAATATGCAATCTGCAAGTCTTACAATTGATCCTACAAAAGTTATAACTAGACTTATACCTTTAGGAAAACAGTTGGAAAGTAGTAAAGTTGAAGTTAACGGCGAAAGTTCAACAGTAACGACTGGTGGTGCAACTACTGCTATTAATGGTGATTGGACTGAAGCAATTAAGCATGCTGCAAAGATGATGGATGTTAACCTTGATCAGAACGGTTTAAGTGCCGTTTTAAGGCGTATTAATCAAGAGTCTGGCGGTAGTGAGACTGTTACAAACAACTGGGACAGTAATGCAGCAGCAGGCCATCCGTCGACTGGTTTGCTTCAGTATATCCAGCCAACATTTGATGCTTGGAAAGTGCAAGGATATGAAGATATCCATAAAGGCTTTCATCAGCTTTTGGCATTGTTTAACGACTCTAATTGGTTAGCTGATATTTCACATGCTGGTGGTTGGGGCCCAACTGGTACACGGCGAGTTAATGGGCCTGTGAGTGACACTACAACAACAACCACATCAAACAGTTGGGGCTGGCCATTTCCTAGTGTTGGCGAAGGTAGTTTCTCTGGCGGTCAATTATTTGGCGTTCATCCTGGCGGTGAATTTAGGCCTAATGGATTTCATGATGGCTTAGATTTTGGATCTGTAGATCATCCGGGTAGTGAAATACATGCTATCCATGGCGGCACGGTGGTTTTTAAAGGCTATATGGGTGGCCTTGGTGACTATGTTGTGACGCATAGTACTGACGGCTTTAATATCGTATATCAAGAGGCATTTAGCAGTGCTGGCCAAATTCGAGCAAACATTGGTGATAAAGTTAAAACTGGTGATATTATTGGTTGGCGAGACACCAGTCATTTACACGTTGGCGTTACTAAAGCCGATTTTTATGAAGCTGTCAGAAAATCATTCACGAATGATGGGACATGGATTGACCCACATGCGTTGATCAAGAATGGCGGTGATGGTTCGCAATCTAAAGATGAGGATAAGAAGGATGAGATTAGCAACTCAAATGCTGCTAAACCCAAACTAACAATCACTAGTGTCAACGGGGGACGTGATTATATCGATATACCGGATTTACAAAAAGAGTTTGGTATTATTTGTGGTACAGTTGAGTTTAGCGAAGTAACTGATGCTAACGTTTTAATGAACCAAGCGAAAGCATGGATAGATGCACAACGAGTTCCAGAAAATTGGCAAGTTAGTGCAATCGAACTGAATTTGCCTAATTTCAACCATTTTAAAGTTGCTGACCGCTATATGTTTATCAATCCATATGTTGCACAATCTCAGCTATTACGAGTTGTACAGAAGGAAATTGATCTATTAAGGCCACACAAATCAACACTAACCATTGGCGATAAGTCACTAGGATTAACTGATTATCAAGCAGAAACAAACCGACAGGGTCAAGATTTAGAGCGTGTCAAGGTTATTGTTGGCCGCGTAGCTGAAGTTCAAGCAAGTGGACAAAACGTATCGAGCACTACTACAATCATTCAGAATGGAGCAAGCAGTGAAGATGTAACACAGCTCAAATTTGATATAAAACAATTACAGACGGTTATTAACGACAGAATTCCAGCAGACTATGTGTCACAGGCGGACTTTGATGCATTGAAAGCTGAAGTTGATAAACTGAAAGGAGGCAAATAGATGGCTACTACCGACGAAATGAAGAACATTGCTGAAACAATTCGTAAGGCCCAATATGGCAAGGATGTTCGGGAAGCTATAGCAAAAGGCTTTGAACTGTTAGCTTCAAAGCAGGACAAAGTAGATGGCTTTTTGAATTCGTATGGCCTCGATGAAGACACTTTAGATGAACGATGAAAGAAGGGATAAATAAATGGCATTACGAGAGAAAACACGCCTAACGCTTGATCTAACACGTTATCAAGATCAGATCTTAGATATTAGTGGTTATTTCAAAGGCCGTGTAGGTGACACTGACGACTATTTGCCAGTATATATCACCAGTAACAGTTTACCCGTTGATATGCGAGGCTGGAAATATGAGTATGGTGGCGTAGACAATCAAGGACACGCGCACAAGCATATTTATCCAGTCGAAGGTAATGGGCGTAACGACCAAATTGCATTAGGCCGAATAACATTACATTTTGACGAACGCACGTTTAACGTCCCTGGGCACTGGCAACAATTTTACATTAGATTTATTGGTAGAGATGGTTCAACTGTATCGACTGTTGATATGGACTTTGACGTTATCGATGATCAGTTCTTTGCACGCGTTGGAGATGCTGGCAGAGATTACATTGATGAGTTCGAAAAAATCCTTGAACAAGTAACTAGCCAGGGTAACACAATTAAGGATAAACTTGATCAGGCAGGTGAAACATACAGTCAGGAATTCAGTGAGTGGCTAGCTAAATACAAGCAATCATTGAATGATGCAATGGCAGAAGTGAACGATCCTAAGAATGGATTGTATATTCGCTATAACCAACTATTGGAGATGACAAAGCAGATCCAGGAAACACTGAAGCAAGCTCAATTCCACGATCGAGCATGGCAATTCAGTGATGTTCCAACTATGCAAGACTATGCTCCATTAGCTGCAGGCGATCTTGCAATTACAAAAGGCTGGGATAACTATGATGATGGTCATGGGGCTGTTTGGCAAATTCGTGTTAAGCATAAGGACGAAGTTCCAGATGGCACTAACGTCATCGCATTATCCAATGGTATGGCTGCTGAACGTAACGCAAGTATAGTGACAGCTGATAGCTTGGAAGATTTGCTTTATGGCTACAAGATCACAATTACTCACAATCAGAAAGGCTTTCCTAAGCCAACTGTTTTTTACTATGAAAACGCGATTGGTACTGAAATCGGCGGCTTGGGTGCTGGGTCATTTGGTGAAACTCTAACTAAATTAGTTCCTTGTGAGGCAGAGTATACGGATAATAATTCAATCGTTGTCCGTATACCACGTAATTTCTACATGGATGCTAAACCGTACTACAAGTATGGAGATTGGTATTTAGGTAGTGGTAATAAAACAATTAAGATTAGTCTGGGCAATGTTGATGATAGTGCTGCTAAAGCTGGAGACGGTAAAGGCAGTAGCTATTTATCACATAGCACAGGCTATTTTAATTACCCAACAGCTCCAAGTGATTTAAGGGCAGTTTATGTAAATGACACAACAGAGAGGTTAGAATGGAGGTAGAAGAGCTTTGAAGTATTATATCTATCAAGGACTAAGTGATAGTGGAGAATTAACCAAAATCGCCGAAGTAACTGATGTAAAGACGTATACCGTAACAGGGCTTGAAGCTAACACGAAATATCGTTTTGCAGTATCTGCATATAATGGTTTACGTGAGAGTTCTAAGTCTAACATTATCACAGTTACAACAGAACAAATTCCAGTACAATCCATTACACTAGCTATTAGCAAAACATCATTTGAAGTTGGAGAAACTGCTAAGATAACTGTTACAGTAACACCACCTAATCAAACGAGTGGAACACCTACTTTAGCAAGTACAAACACTAAGGTAGCTACTGTAGACAACAGTGGTAATCTTAGAGCGGTTGCAGTAGGTACAACTACAATTACAGCTACACTAGGCGACAAGACTTCAAACATTTTGACGATCCAAGTTATTAGTTAATGTAAGCAATTTAACTTCAAGTAATGTAACTGCAAATTCAGTTACTTTGAGTTGGACGTGATATGAATGAGTTATCGGATATATAACGGAACGCAGTTACTTGGAGATGTAAATAATAAGTCAACTGGAATTAACGGACTGTTGCCTGCCACAAGTTATCAATTAGGGGTAACTAATTATAATGGAAATCGTGAAAGTTCAAAAGCGACTATCAATGTTAAAACTAGGGGAATTAGGTTAATTATCCCAACTAGTTTAACAGTCAATTCAACAATTACACTTAATTATCAGGAATACAGTTTAGGTTTAATCCCAATTGGGACAGAGCCAGCTGGTATGTTTGGTGGTGGAAACAAACGCAATATCCAAGCTAAGGTTATTAGTGTGGATAATGGCAAAAGCATGGTTGAATTACTAGAACCGTTGGAAAGTAGCTCAACTGTTAGTGTTGGTGGAACTAACCTATTGAAAGGTACAAGTAAGGAATTGAAACAAGTTACGACTACTAATGATTGGGTTCGATTAGCTGACACACAAGTATTTAAAGATATGTATCCAGCAGATAACTTCACAGCAAAAGTTTGGATAGAAAAGCCTAACAAGGATAGTTGGTTGCAAGCATGGGTTGGTGGCAACGGACTATTTAAAGGTAATGCCATCAAAGCTGGACAAAGTGGATATAGTGAAGTTCATGGGACACTTAATAAAAATATCACTACTAGTGCCAACTTAGTTCTTGGTGCTGGGGGATGGTGTATCTGTTTCACTGAGTTGGAAAGAATTAAAGCTAGAAAAAGGAACTATTGCAACAGATTGGTCGCCAGCTCCAGAAGATACACAGTATATCGTAGACAATACACAAATGAATAGATTACAAGATGGTAGCTTTGCAGTCTTTAATGGTTACAGGGCTATTTATTTTAGACAATAAAGAAAGAAGGAATAAACATGGCAATAAATTTTGATCCAATTTTTTCTGGTATGCAAAACGGGCCAGAGAAAATTAAAGGAAATTTTGACAAAATTAACGACGGAGTACAATGGGGGAATTCACAAAA